TAAAGCATTTCCAAAGCCGGTGCTTGAAGGGTTGGCAGATGCACTTGAGAAACATAGGTGGGAAATCTTCAATGCGACAAAGCAAGAATGTCTTATGGAAGATATTATCGGTATAGAAGAGGACAGAGAAGTAGAACTAACCGATGACGAGTTGGCAATTGTTATGCGCAAATTTGAGAAGTATGATACTGGTAATGGAGACCTATTGTGGGATATTATTAGTGACGTATTAAGCGATAGAGAAAGGGAAGAAAATAATGAATAAAGTTGTATTGGAATGTGATTGTGGGAAAAAATCTCACATAATGTTAACGGATGAAGAGTGGGGAAAATACCTAGAATGGGGTAGAGGTGATATTTATATCCAGGATATTAAGACACTTAACCCGTGTGAAAGAGAGTTCTTAAAAACTGGGATGTGCAAAGAATGCCAAGAAATGATATTCTTAAATAGCAACAGTAAAAGATTAAAGGAAGGAGATTGAAATGGGAAGACACAATGTAATTGGAATTAACAAAGATGATTATGACACTTACCAAGAATACAATAGAGAGCGTATGAGGTATTACAACAAGCAAAAACATTTGAAGACCAGACTGGATCGATTTTATGAGCTGGTTGAAATGGTGCAGAAGTTTGAAGAAGAGAATGATGATGCGTCATTTATCGCACTCAGGCTTGCAAGTGGTTGTAAATATAAACTTGTAATTGATAAAGATATGGAAGGAGAATAATATGGGAGATTTTTCGATCAAAAATGAATACTTTAATTTACCAGGTGTTTGTCCTAAATGCCATGAGATCGCATTAGACTACGAGCCAATGCATCGCGAAGATGATGGTATGTGTTGGTATCCATACAAGTGTGAGAAGTGTGGCTTGCGGGGTGAAGAGTGGTATAAGCTAGAGTTCTCTGGTCATAACATCTATGATGAGAACGACAACATCATTGAACTCGACGCTTGACATAAGCGCATGACTATGATAGCATAAGAGTATAAGACAACTATTAGGAGAACTACATTGGAACTATACAATTTCCAGAAGAAGGCTATTGAAGACATTTGCGCCGATAAATATATCGTGTGTATGGACGTTGGCACTGGTAAGTCAGCCGTAATGATGCGATGGCTAAAGGCACAAAAGCCAGAGAAGGTTTTAATCGTGACTACACCGTCTAAACGTGATAGTGGAGACTTCTTGCGTGATGCCGACACTTGGAACGGTGCTTTGTGGAGAGAGAAACTAAAGTCATTTGAGATCATCTCGTGGCATGGCTTGTCTAAATGGGTTGTTCAACACAAAGATACGCTTGATGACTACGATTACGCTTTTGATGAAGTCCAGAAAGCAAAGGCTGGTGTGTCGTCTGGTATGGGCAAGGCATTCTTGAACATAACTGGAAGGACAAGTTGTTGGGCTGGTTTCACAGCTACACCTGGTGATAACTGGCTACACTTCTATCCGTATTTCACAGCGTGTAAATTCGTGAAGAATAAAACAGAGTTCATGCGTAATTTCGCTATCACACAGACGTTTAAGGGTTTCCCAGAAATCATTGGTTGGTCTAATGAAGGTGTGCTAAAGAAGTGGTGGAACAGTATAAGCACAACACCAGACACTAGCCAGATGTTTAAGGAGTTGCCAAGTGAAACTCATACGGTCGTTAAGTTCAAGAAACCGTCTGGGTATGACAAATTGCGCAAGACTAGAACTACCGAAGATGGTGAATTCTTGGATAGCACAATGGGCTTATGTCATGCACTTCGTGAGATGTCATTTACGAAAGAGAAAAAGCAGTGGCTTGAGGACTTTATTGAAGGTCTTGGAACACAAGCAGTTATCTTTTATAACTATATTGAAGAAGGCGACACAATTGACGGCATCATTAAAAAGGTAAAGAAAGGAGCAAAGGTATGGAGAATTGATGGAAAACACCATGAAATCCCGACGGCAGAAACTATTGGCAAATATGATATTGTATTGTGCCAATGGCAGAGTGGATCGGAGGCATTGAACTTACAGTTTATTAACTATTGGGTATCAGTGACACCGACATACTCATACATAACGAGCACTCAAGCGAGAGGTCGTATCAAACGTATCGGCCAACAACGTCCAATGTTCTTCTATTATCTAAAGTGCGAAGGAATTGAGACGGCTGTGTATGATGCGTTGAGAGAAAAGAAGGATTTTAGTGAAGAGAATTATTTAAATAAGAAAGGAGAATAGTATGGAAGAAAAGTATAAAGGAAAATTGAAGGAATGTTTTGATATTTTAAAGAACTCTGAAGGATTAAATTATATCCTCTGTGTGTGCAAGGCAACGGATCCTGAGAATGAACAATCGATCGGTGGGCATGCTTGGAATATCACGGATGTTAAAGATGGCGAAAGCCAGCCAGACTTTGTAACAATGATTGGTGGAATGGTTGAATCGTATCTTTCAGAGAACAATTACAAATACACGGACAAGTTGAAATTTATCAACTCTATGTATAAGGAATTGTTGGAACATGTAACTAACGGTGGTGAAAGAGATGAAAGATAATATTTGGACAGTAATTTACATAATCCTAAGTTGTATCGTAGTGATGCTTGTGGCGTGGATAATGATTTCATCAAGCAGAGCAGCATTGGTCGATTGCGACAAGTTAGTGGAGAACGAAAGCGACAGTATTTATAAACCATTACCAAAACAATGTGAAGAAGGAGAAGAATAATGAAACAGAGATATAGTTTGTATGAGTTAATCAAGGACAGATTAAGCCCAAACACAAGGAAGAAGTTGGAATATCAAATGAAATATCGTGAACTAATGAGAGAGGAGAAAAGCAATGAAGAAAATCTCTAAAAAGATTAACTGGGAAAAGGTACTCATCTGTGGTGTTTGCCTTGGATGGATGGCGAGCATGTTGTATCTCATGCTTATCTTAACATCAACATTAACTGCATAGAAAGGAGTTCAAATTGAGTGGAACAATAGAAGGGGGTAAGAAATGCGCAGAAACTAATAAGCGCAAATACGGTAAAGATTGGTATCGCAAGATCGGTGCAATCGGTGGGAAGAATGGAAACACTGGTGGGTTTGCAGCCAATCCAACATTAGCAAGGCTCGCAGGAGCAGTTGGTGGGAGAAAGAGTAAGCGTGGTCCAAACCTTACTGATAGAGCACGCAAAGTAAAACAAGCAAAGAAGATGTCTGCACAAGGTGCGACATACGAAGAGATGTCAAAAGAACTTGGCGTTTCTTATGGAACAATAAGAAGATATTTAAACGAGGAGAACTAAAATGAGTAATATAAGCAAGACAAAGACAATGGACATCCAACCAGGCAAGATTGCATACGAAGTGCTTAAATGGATGCAAGAGCATGAACCTGCTCTCAAGAAAACTACTGCACATAATATCGCTAGTAGAGTAGCGGCATTACCAAACGTTGCAAATGGTGAGCTTACGATCGAACAAACGCTTGGCAAGATGGTCAAATGCAATATCGTGTATCGCTACAAAATCGAGCACAGTTTTTATTCAGATTATCGTATTAACTATTGGCACAAGAGCATCCCTGCAGACATTCTCGCAGATGCACCTGCAGAAGTAAAACGTGCGATGGCCAAGACGATTGATAGTATGCAAGACAACCAGTACATGGATGAAGAGGGCGCAGTGGTTACGCCTAATGCCGTAGAAAAAACTGAAGACCCATTCGCAGAAAATGAACCGTTGATGCCTTCAGCACCAGTCGATACACCAACTGTAATGGTTGAAAGGCCTGCAGTAAAAAGCAGTATTACAAATGAGCAATATGCAAAGATGCTTGAGATGGCACCAACTGGTGCAAGCAAGCGTGAGATCGCAGAGGCGATTGGTAAAAACCCTAAGACACTTGACTACTTACTTGAAAAAGACAAGGAACGTAAGGAAAGATTTTACCAAGAGTACACTAAAGGTTATGATGAGCGTCAACGCAGACGTAGAGAATGGCTTGAGAATGGTCGTAAAGGCTATCAAGACAAGCTCGCTTACAAGGCCAAAGCAATTGCAAATGAAATGGTAAAAGAGCAAACCACACAGAACGTTACCGTTCCTCTCGACATTAAGAAGGACGGAAAGCAGATTACAGTTAACCTTAGCTTGACGATTAACTTGTAGTTGACAAAGCCTCCATGGTCCTGTATCATGGAGGCATAGGGGGATAATATAAAAGAATAACAATTTGGAAAGGAATATTATGGCGCAAGTCGTAATGTTGATTGGCAAGTCTGGCTCTGGTAAGTCTACCAGTATGCGTAACTTTGCCAAGGAAGAGTTGGCACTTATCAATGTCAACCGAAAACCTTTGCCGTTTAAGGGCAAGTTTGATAGCACCCTTGAAACGACAGACTACGACAAGATTGAAAAAGCAATCATGTCTACGCAAAAGAAAGCAATCGTCATTGACGATGCTGGCTATCTTATCACCAACCAATTTATGAATGGTCACGGTGAAAACAAAGGCAACGCAGTCTTTGAACTTTACAACTCTCTCGCAGACAACTTTTATAAGTTGATTAAGTTCTGCCAAGAAAGAGTAAACAGCGAGAAGATTGTGTATTTCGTAATGCACGAAGACAAGAATGAATTTGGCGATGTAAAGCCAAAGACAATCGGTAAACTTCTCGATGAAAAGGTATGTGTTGAAGGCCTCTTTACGATCGTATTGAGAGCAGAATGCAAGGAAGGTAAATACATCTTCCATACAAAGACAGACGGTCTTGATGTTACAAAAGCTCCACTCGGAATGTTCGAGGATGAGGAAATTGAAAATGATCTCAAGGCAGTTGATAAAGTAATTCGTGAATACTACGAAATGGAACCATTAGAAAAACCATTAAAGAAAGGAGATGAATAATTATGGCTATTGATTGGGACGCAGTTGAAAAGGACAATGAGATGAAGTATAAAGATTATGCACCAGAAGGTAAGCACACAACAAAGGTTAAGGAAGTCACACTTCAAGAGGCAAGCACCGGATCAAAAGGAATTCGCTTTGTCCTCGCAGACAATAATGAGTACGCTTTCCCTAAATATGGTGCAACAGCATGGGTGTCATCAAAGAACCCAAGCTGGCGTCAACATCACATGAAGGAACTCTTTGTAGTTCTTGGTTTCACTGAGGCACAAGCACGCAAAGCAGTTGAACAATGTGAAGAGAAGGAAGACCTTGCAAAAGCATATCTCGATATGTTCGCAAAGGCATTGCCAAAATCAAAGGAAGTTGAAGTTGCAGTCTTCCGTGTCCACGAAGACGACCAATACGCAACTTGGGACTTTGCATCTGAGAAAGTTCGTATGAACCGTCCAGAAAAAGCAAAGAAAGAAAAGAAGGAAGATGTGATGGCAGGTGCAGTTGAACTCTCAACAGAGGAAACTGACGACCTTCCATTTTAATCCGTAGAGTGTAAATTAACAAAGTGTTGGTGCGGTCTAAAGTTAGTGCTAGTTAAAAGACTCACCGTCGTTCGGAATTCTCTTTGCATTTGCAATCTAGCGCTTGCTGGCGGCAGAAGCTGCGTTTCTCAGTAGGTTAAATGAGCCAAAGCTGTGGTGTCCTTTCGTTAAGTCCACAAAGCTACAGCCAATAATGTTTTCGCAAAAGCAGCCCTCGTGAAAGCCGAGGGCAAAATATAATTGAGGAGAACAATATGAGCGAGTTAGGAGAGGATAATGCGATACAAAGTAACTTATTGGGATAGATGGGCAGAGCCAGATAGAGGCGACGTCATTTATAAGAAGTTTTATTTTAAGAAAATGAATCTTTGGATTGCACTTAAAATAGCCGTGTTAGGATTTTTGCACGATGAATTATTTATAGAGGAGAAAGAATGAAAACAGACGAAGCAGATTTGTTAGAGCAAATTAGTAACTTAGAAAGTATAAACCTGAATCTTCAAAGTGAGATTTCTTTTCTAAAAGGCAAAATCGAAGTATATGAGCAGTTTTTGAAAAGGCAAGGTTTCATTAAGGAAGAAGAATGAAGATAATTGTAACTTGTAAAGAGCGAAAACCGCACGCTTTGTATCTACGAGTATGTCCCGTATGTGGGAAACATTTTATGCGTTTTCATAAAGCAAAGAAATGGTGCTCAACTAGATGTCATGATATAGAATGCCATGAAAGATATTTCGACAAAGAGTACCGTGGACGAGCATTGAAGATTCGTAGACAGACTGAGCGAAGAGAAAAGATGGCAAAAGAATTGCCAAAATTGAAACAAGCTATGAGTGGTGGTGATGAATGTTTGTTACAATATTTATTGGATACATTCAGTTTAACACCAGTAAATAAACGTAATCCAAAGAAAGGGTTAAGGAAATATGAGTAGTTTGGTAATTGCCATACTAATTGCAGAAAGAATTGCAATCGCAGTAATAGGGCTTTTGGCTGCAATTTATGGCCAAGACTGGTGGAGTGTATTTATGGGAGTAGTACTTATAATTTTAATTACAAGTACAAATATAAAGGTGAAAGATGGAGGTGAGAAATGAGTTGGGTGGTAACAGCCAGTAATGAAGAAGATGGCTTATGTCATATCGAAGAATTTGAAACCAGAGAAGAAGCAGAAAAACACTTCGAGTGGTGTTTGGACA